CCACATACCTTCAAGCTGTTAATGACGTTCTTGTTCGACTTAGAGAAGAGCAAGTATCTACTGTTACCGAAACAAGCTATTCCTCTTTGATTGGCAAGTTTGTCAATGATGCCAAGCGTCAGATTGAAGACTCTTATGAGTGGAACATCCTTGGTACTACAGTAGTAGTTTCTACTGTTGCGGGGACTTCTTCTTACTCCTTAACAGGGGCGGGTCAGAAGTTTCGTGTTCAAGACGTTATCAATGATACGAATAACACAGCCATGACAAACATCCCGTTTGTTAACATGAATCGTTATTTGAACTTTGGTACTGTCTCTAGTGGTGTCCCTTTGTATTATGCTTTTGATGGTGTAGATGCTAGTTATGACACTAAAGTAACTGTATTTCCTATTCCTGACAGTGTTGTTAGTCTAAGATTTAGCTTGATCGTGCCACAAGCACCATTGACTGCTGATGCTACTGTGATTCTGATGCCATCTGAGTTGATTGTTCAGAGCGCTTATGCTCGTGCTTTGGTTGAGCGTGGTGAGGATGGTGGTCTATCGTCTTCTGAGGCTTATCAGTTGTACAGGGCTATGCTCTCTGATTACATCTCTATGGAAGCTACTCGCTATCCAGAATTTGGCTCTTTTGAGGCAGTTTAATGGCTCAACCAATCGAAACATTCAGCATTAGCGCACCAGGTTTCTTTGGGTTAAACACTCAGGATAGCCCTTTGGATTTAGCTAGTGGTTTTGCTTTGGTTGCCACAAACTGCGTGATTGACCAATATGGTCGTATTGGTGCTAGAAAAGGTTGGACAAGGGTTAATTCTTCTTCTGGAAACCTTGGTGCTAACGATGTTGGTGTTATTCATGAGCTAGTTCAGACAGATGGCACGTTAACAGTCCTCTTCGCTGGCAACAACAAGATATTTAAGCTCGGTGCTTCTAACGTAGTCACTGAGTTGACCTATGGGGGGGGTGGTTCTGCTCCTACCATTACTGCGAGTAACTGGCAGTGTGCTTCTTTGAATGGGATTACTTACTTCTTTCAAACAGGTCACGATCCAATCATTTATGACCCTGCTGTAAGTACAACTACCTATAGACGGGTTTCTGAGAAGAGTGGCTATGTAGGGACTGTTCCTAGTGGGAATGTTGCTATAGCGGCTTATGGTCGCTTGTGGGTGGCTTCTTCTAGTACAGATAAGGTCACTGTTAGCTTCTCTGATCTGATTGCGGGTCATGTATGGTCTGGTGGTACTACTGGTAATTTAGATACGAGTAGAGTTTGGCCTAATGGTGCTGATGAAGTTCAAGCCTTGGCTGCTCACAATGGTTTCTTGTTTATCTTTGGTAAACGACAGATTCTTGTTTATCAGGGTGCGACTACTCCTTCTACGATGTCTATTTCTGACACAGTTGGAGGGATTGGTTGCTTATCAAGAGATAGTGTTCAGACAACCAGTTCTGATGTGATCTTCTTGTCAAACTCTGGTGTTCGTTCCTTGATGAGAACGATTCAAGAGAAGTCTGCTCCCGAGAGAGACTTGTCTAAGAATGTGCGTAATGACTTGATGAGTGATGTTGCTTCACAGACATTGGCAAACATTAAGTCTGTTTACTCTGAAAGAGAAGGCTTCTATCTGTTGACAATGCCTGTTACTCAGTCTGTTTACTGTTTTGACACTAAAGTTATTCTGCAAGATGGTTCTTCCCGTGTAACCACTTGGGACTCTATTACTCCGACAGCGTTAGCATCTTTGAGAAGTGGTGCTGTCTACATTGGTAAGAATGGCTACATTGGTCAATATACGGGCTATAACGACTACACGAGTGTGTATCGGTTTCAGTATTACACCAACCATGCAGATCTAGGAAATGTGAATCAGACATCTGTTTTAAAGAAGATTTCTGTTGTCGTTATTGGTGGCACGAATCAGAACCTAATCATCAAGTGGGGCTTTGACTTTAAAACCAACTATCTAAGTGCCACTACAACCATTCCTGTTCAGGGAGTATCTGAATACAACATTGCTGAATATGGTGCTAATGCAACAGTAGTGGCTCAGTATTCTGATGGTGTTGCTTTGAATACATTGAAAGTATCCGCTTCTGGTACTGGTAAGGTTGTTCAGACGGGCTATGAGTCAGATATTAACGGGTCACAACTCTCTATTCAAAAGATTGAAATCCAAGCTAAAAATGGGAAATTATCATGAGCGATTACACTAAGAGTACGAACTTTGCAACCAAAGATAACCTTACCTCTGGTAATCCTGCAAAGATTGTCAAAGGTACTGAGATTGATACCGAGTTCAACAACATTGCTACGGCTATTGCTACTAAGCAAGACTACGATGCTGATCTAGCTGCTTTTGCTGCTAAGACTGCCCCCACTGGTGATGTTGTTGGCACGACAGATACTCAAGGTCTGACAAACAAGACCCTGACAAACCCAACTGTTACGAACTATGTTGAAAGTGTTGTTGCCATTGGGACTGTAACAAGCGCACATACTCTTGTTCTAACTTCTGGCACTGTTCAAACAGCAACACTAACTGCTTCTACTGCTTGTACCTTTACGATGCCTACTGCTACTGCGGGTAAGTCTTTTATTTTGTTGTTAAAGCAAGCGGCATCTACAGGTGGTGGTACTGCGACATTTACGGGTGTTAAATATAGTTCTGCTGGTACGCCAATTGTTACTGCTACTGCGGGAAAGATGGACATCTTCTCATTCGTAGCTGATGGCACTAATTGGTATGGAAACTATACACAAGGGTACACACCATAATGTTTGCGGCACTTAACTCCTTTCAAGTTGGCGGTGGCGTTAAAGGCCAAGAAGCCTTTACCACGCCTGGCACTTTCTCATGGACTGCACCTTCAGGTGTTTCATCTGTGTGCGTTGTTGCTGTCGGAGGTGGTGGTGGTGGCGTTAATGTTGGTGGCGCTGGTGGTGGTTTGGGTTATACAAATAACATTGCTGTTGTAGCGGGTACAAGTTATACAGTAATTGTTGGCGCTGGCGGTGCATCTGCTAGTGGTGCAGGTGGAAATTCAAGTTTTGCAGGTGGCCCTTCTGGAAATGGAGCAACAGAAGTAGGTCAAGTTAGTTATGGTGGAACATTTAGCGGTACTGGCGGTGGTAATGGCGGATCACCTGATGGAACTGGTGGTGGTGGTGGAGCAGGTGGTTATTCTGGGGCAGGTGGCAATGCTAGGGTGGCAGGAACTGGTGGCGGTGGCGGTGGCGGTGGTGCGGGTGCTGGCGTAGGCGCAACTGGTGGCGGCGGAGGTGGTGTTGGCTTGCTAGGAGAAGGCTCTAATGGTGCGGCTGGAGATAACGCAACTAATGGCGGTGGTGGCGGTGGTTCTGGTGGCTCTGCTGGAGGCCAAGGTATTTCTACAACTGGTGGTGCTGGTGGCGCTTATGGTGGCGGTGGTGGATATGGTTTTGGTGGTGGCGGTGGTGGCTCTAACAATGGAGCTGGCGGAAATGGCGCAGTAAGAATTATCTGGGGTGCTGGACGAGCTTTCCCATCAACAAATACAGGTGACGTTTAAGGAAATATCATGGCAGTAACAAACCGACAAATTATTGACTATCTCTTAGCCAATCCCAATCTTAGTGATGCTCAGATTGTTTCCGCTATGGAACAAAATGGTATTAGCCCATCACAGATGGCTAGTGCTGTTAATCTTCCTGAAGGACAGATTGCTACTCGTGTAGCGGCTACTGTTCCTAATGGTCAAACAGTAACACTTGGTGATACTGTTATTCAACCTGTTTACCAAGTATCTGGCTCTGGAATGGATCAACAGATTGGTGGACTAGAGAACGTCATTACTTATAAAGCAGTTGATAACAAAGCTGGTGGTGCTTATACACAATACACGCCTACTGGTGAAGTAGAGCAAACTGGTACACAACAAGAAGTTAAAAGTGGTTTAAAAGAGTTCGCTCTTGGTGCTGGACTACTATTTGGTTTGCCAACTTTATTAAATGCTGGTGCTACTGGTGCATTAGCTACAGAAGGTCTAACACTTGGTGAATTAGGACTAGGTTCTGAACTTGGTGCTGTTACTAATGTGGCTGATGTTGTTGCTGGAACACAAGGTGGACTTCTTACGGGTGGTGCAGAAGCGGCTACAGCGTTTGAGTTGGCTAATGCGGGTATTGCTGGTGGCGCTGCTACTTTTACTCCTGCTCAACTGGCACTTATTGAAGCGGGTGCTAGTGCGGCTGAAGTAGCTGCGGCTGGTGCAGGTGGTGCAACTGGTTTGCTAACAACTCCTGCGACTACTGGTGCTTTGACAACAGGTGGCACAGGCGCATTGACTACTGCTGGTGGAGCTTTAACTACAGCAGGCGGTACTGGTGCATTGACTACAGCGGGTGGAGCTGGTGGTTTATTGTCAACAGGATTGCCAGCGGCAGGAACAGTTGGTGGGGCATTGGCTACAGGTGCTTTATCTACTTTAGGTAGTGCGGCTGCTACTGGTCTGCTTGGCAATGCCATTACTGGTGGATTAGGATTAGCAGGTGGTGTACTGCAAAGCCAAGAGTCAAGAGATGCCGCTACTGCTGCCGCAGCCAACGTCAATACTGCCACTCAACAAGCAGTAGCAGGTTCACAGTTTAGACCAGTTGGAATGACTACTCGCTTTGGTACATCTAACTACACCTATGACCCTGTAACGGGACGTATGACCTCTGCTGGATACCAACTAAGCCCTGAAGCTAAAGCGGCTCAAGATCGTTTGGTTGGCTTGGCAGGTCGAGGTTTGACTCAAGCAGAACAGGCTCAACAACAGTTTGCACCACTTCAAACTGGCGCACAGAACTTGTTTGGCTTGGGTAATCAGTACATCTCTCAATCTCCACAAGATGTTGCACAGAATTACATCAATCAGCAGATGGCTTTGTTGCAACCTTCTCGTGAAGTAGAGTTAGCTAATCTGCAAAACAGACTACAACAACAAGGTCGTGCGGGTCTTTCTGTTGCTCAAGGTGGCTCATTAGGTGCTACTACTCCTGAACTACAGGCTTTGTATAACGCTAGAGCGCAACAAGAATTACAGTTGGCGGCTAATGCTCAACAAGCTGGTCAACAGAACGTCTTGTTTGGTGCGGGTCTATTGGGTCAAGGTTCTCAAGCTATGGGTCAATACTATGGCGGTCAACAAGCGGCTTACGCTCCTTACACGGCTGCTTTGGGACAAGTACAGAACTTGGAGTCTCTTGCCCAACAACCACTTCAAATGGGCGCTTCCTTGGGTCAACAATCGGCTACAGCAGGTGCTAATGCGGGTCGAATTGGTCTTACAGGCGCACAAATCTCTGGTAACTTGATGACAAGCCCTGCGGTAACAAACAACCCTTATGCGGCTTTCTTAAGTGGCTTGGGTTCTCCAACATCTACATTAGGTCAAGGGTTGGCTAATTACTTTACTGGATACAACCAAAATGTACCGCCAGTAACCGCAATGAGTGCGCCTAGCACGGGATATGGTGCTGGAAATTATTATGGCAACCAAGATGTTCTTGGTCTTTGGGGCATTTAAGGAGTAAATCATGGCAACAGATATTGCAGGATTGTTTGGCTTAACGCCACAAATGTACGAACAAGGTATTCGTCAATCGGCTATGAATGAAGGTGCGGCTTACGCACGTATGGCCCCTGAAGACCGAGCCATTGCAGGTATTTACTCAGCAGGTGCAAGTTTAGGTCGTGCTGGTGGTGGTTTGTTGGGTGTAGAAGACCCACAGATGAAGCTCATTAGCGCTCGTCAATCAGTCATTGGTCAATTAGATCAAACAGACCCTGCTTCCTTGTTAAAAGGCGCTCAGATGTTGACCCAGATGGGCGATCAACAAGGTGCATTTGCTTTGGCAGACTATGCCCGTAAAGCTCAAGTTCAGATTGCTGAAAGACAACAGCGTTTGGCAATGGGTCAAGCATCTTTAATGGCGGCAAGTCGTGAGAGAGTCCAAGCCGATCCTGAGAAAGTTCGATTGGCTAAAGCAGTAGCTGCCACAAAAGGCGTGGAAGGCTCTCCAGAGTACGTTACTGCTTATAACGAGTCTTTGGAAAAACAAATGACTCCTGTTGATAAACCAGAAGCCAAGCCAAATATTCAGAAACTTCAAGAATATGCGGCAACATTGCAACCTGGTTCTCCGCTATTGGCACAAGTACAAGCAGCTATCAAAGCTGAAAGCGAAGGACGAGGAACAAAACTTGAAGTTAATGTGCCAGCAGCCCAACAAGCAAAAGCAATATCAAAAAACAAAACCGATCTTGCTGCTCAAGTAGAAACTGATGCGTATGGTGCTACTGATCGAGTAACTTTAGCAAGAAATCTAAAATCACTATTACCAACTGCTTTTACTGGTGTTGATTCAAACGTCAAATTGCAAGCAAGTAGGGTTGCGGAAGTTTTTGGAATAAATATTCAAGGTGTTCCTGATTCGCAAATTATTGACACAATTTTAGGCGAAATGACCATTGGTGCGGCAAGCAAACTTAAGGGTGCTTTGTCTGACAAAGATGTTAAGTTCCTCAAAGAAACTATTGGAACAAGAGGTTTGTCGTTAAAAACACTTCAATTTGTAGCTGACAAAATTGAAACAGATGCCTTAATTGATTCGGATTTAAATGAAGTTGTTAACAAATATGTAGCATCAGGTGGTGATTTAAATAAGTTTAATTTTGCTTCTCAACGTAAAGATGTTGCGGAAAAAGTTAGAAAAGACTTACAACGGCTTTCGGAACTTAGAAACAAAGCGAAAACTCAGTAATTACAGAAAACAAAGGCTTTTATCATGGCATTAAAACCTGAAGAACAACAAGAGTTGGATCAATTGGAAGGCAAGTATGGAACTTCTGTGCTTGATGAGACAAGGCCAAAACCAGATGCTTTGCAACAATTTGGAAAGGCAACTGTTGAGGCTTTGCCTGAAATAGGCGGTTTGGTTGGTGGCGCAGTTGCAACAGCGGTAACTCGCAGTCCTGTGGCGGGGGCAGAAGCACGAACTTTAATGACAACTTTACTTAGAGGTATAGCTGGTACAGGTGCTGGAGCAGTTACTGGAACAGTAGCAAAACAACAAGTTGAAGCCTTAACTGGTAAACAAGAACCATTAAGTAAGCAATATGCCGAGCAATTATCTAATGCAATGACAGAAATGGCTTTGGATGCGGGTGGCAATGTAGTTTTTAAGTTGGGTGGCGATCTTTTTAAAATTGCAAAAGACAAATTGCCAAAATTAGGTTTATTTGCACAAAAAGCAACTCCCGATGTAGACATGAAACGTCAAGTGCAACAGTTGTTAGAAGAAGAGGGTTTAGGTGGATTAACACGTTTCCAAGTTAAGCCAACGCCCACATCTAGTGTTGTTGAGTCAATAGGCCGTGCATCCGTAACAGGAAAAGGTGTTTTTGAAAATCTTGAAGAAGCAAACACAGCCGCTTTGAAAAGCAAACGAGACAAAATTCTTAACGAAATATCTCCCAATATTGTTGATGACGTTGACGCTGGTGCTGCTTATAAATCTGCTATACAAGATGCTCAGTCACAGTTAAGTCTTGCGGCAAATGATGCTTATCAAGTTATTACAGATGCTGGCAAAAATGTTTCTGTAAATGTCGGCTCAATAGCTAATCAAGCGAAAGCCCGACTTAAAGAAGCCTCAGATATATCTGTATCAGGCTCTCCAAAAATTGCACTTAGCGATAATGTTGTTGCTAAACTTAAAGAAATTTCTGACCTAAAAGAAAATATAACTTTTTCACAAGCTCACCAATTTCGTTCAGATTTAAACGCTCAATTAAGGGCTGTAAAGTCTGAGTTCGGTGCAAATGATCCAGTTGTTGCTGTTCTAACGCAAAACATAAAAGCTATTAGTGCTGAAATGGATTCAGCGGCGTCAAAGTTAAATCCACGTTTAAAAAAGGCTTACGATGAAACATCTGCTTTTTATCGTGAGAGCATTACAGAATTATTCCCCGAGACTCTTGCAAAACTTAACAATAAAACAGCAGAGCGTGTAGGCGAGAGTATTTTTGCAAAAGGTAATGTCACTGAAATTAACGATTTTTATAAGTCATTAGAACGAGCAAAAACTATTAACCCAAACTTAGATGTTGGTTCTGTAAAAAGCAATTTGCAAAGAGGATACATTTCAGGGTTGATTGGCGCAGAAGGTGGTGATACAGCTATAAGTTCTTTGTTGGCGTTAGAAAAGAATTTAAAAGACAAAAAATTCCTACGAACATTTGATACTGCTGTAGACAATAAGGAAATTAAAGACAATTTGCTTTTGCTTGTCAATGCGGCTAAGTTAAGCCAACAAAAACCAAATAATGCTTTCTCTCTTGCTATTTCATCTGCTCAAGCAAATGCCGCACAAGGATTGCTTTTGTTAGCAACTGGATATGCTAGTGGTTCTGGTGAATTGGGCGTTTTAGGCGCTGCCGCTACTGCTGGTGGAGTGTTGTTGACTCCTCGTGTTCTTGCTAAGTTTGCAACGAGCAAAGAAGGAATTAAAAAACTAATTGCAGCAGAGCAATCTTTTGGGAAAGCTAAATCCGCAGCAGGTAATGAAGGAAAACGCTTAGCAATTAAGACTGTTGGTTTGATGAATGAAGCCTACAGAACAGCAGGAGTTACTAAAGAAGACTTTATGGATTCAAATGCCTCGTCACTAAATAAACCAATGACTTCTGAAGAACAACAAGAGTTAGAACTGTTAGAACAAAGATACAAATAAAAAATGAAAGACGGGCTATTTGTTATCTCAGTAGCAGTCTGTGTCACTGTATTTGTAGTATTTTGTAGTTACATGATTGTTTGGGCATTCCCATGATAGACCCCGTAACGGCTTTAGCAGGCATTCAAAGTGCCGTAAAACTCATTAAACAGGCTTCTAAGACTGTTGATGATGTAGCTTCGCTTGGGCCTTTACTTGGTAAGTATTTCAATGCTAAGAGTGAGGCTACAAAAGCCGTAGCAGTCGCCAAGAAAGGTGGCTCTAGCATGGGCATGGCTATCGAGATTGAGATGGCTTTGGAGGCCGCTCGTGAGTTTGAGAAGGAACTTCAAATGTTGTTCTTTCAAGCTAACAAGATGGATGTGTGGGCTAAGATTAAAGCCAGAGCGCAAGCAATGGATGTAGAAGATGCTCATAACGCTAGACGAGAGAAAGAAGCGGCTGAACGTAAAAAGAAAATAGACCAAGAGAACCTAGAACTAGGTTTACTTATTGGTGGGCTAGTTTTAGCCCTTTTGCTTTCTGCTTATGGAATCTTTGAAGTGCTAGACCATTGCGCTACTAACAGGTGTGGTCGGTGAATGAGTACCAGAAGACCGCTGACATGGCTTT